AAAAATCTGCCGGTTGATGAATGACAAAACAGCTTATTAAGTTAAGCGAAACTTTCCCATGTTACAGTTGGGTAAACTGGCCCTTTTTATTCAGTAAGGTAAACTGATAATCCATTTTATGCAGATTGGTAAACTGCTAATCCATTTTATGCAGACTGGTAAACTGCTACAATTCATACATCAAAAGTGTGTATGAACCGTACCGCATTACACATGATTATACATGTCATATGCTCCGTTTTACAGATCGGTAAACTGTGATGCCCATTTTCACTAGATGGGCTAACTAGTCATCAACAACGACAAAGACCTTATTATCATACCTCTCACTCAAACTTATCCAATATAGGTGTGCGATATTCATCACCCCATTATAATCTATCAAACACACTTTCTAACTCTTTAATCTCTCCATAGGTAACTCCATACTATGATAAAAACCATTAACAACATACTTCATAATCGTCAACACAAATAGATCTATCTTCTACTTAACGATCGACATGTTATTCATTAACATCATAATGTTCATCTTTACCAACTCTCAACATCATTCTAGCATAACTTTCAAATATTGGTAAACCACGAGCCCATGACAATATATTCAACCCCTCAGCATAGCAAAAACCCTTTGCTTATAATGTTAATTGAGTTGACTTAACTGAAATAGTCCATGGTGTTAGTTGGAAAAATCTTGCAGGTATTCTCATGAATCTATAATAACCGCGTGAATTGATAAATCCCATAGTTGAGCAAAATTCAAACCCAGATAATTCTGAAAATCCTAAAACTTTCATTATCTAGCCCAAACCGTACTCACCACTTTCTTTATCTGTAAAAACAACAGCAATAGCTTTAATCCATCTTTACTTATCACGACGTTCAATACCTGCAATGAAATCATCACCTTTAGTTCTCAAAGCAAAATGACCAATTCGATCATCAGGATTGTTCAAGTTCCAATACCAGTGTGCAAATCTAACATATGCTCCACTTGTTCTAGTATTGGCTTCAGTAGTGTTATTTTTCCCTGAACCAACTCGTCCATTAAGATTATATTCTAACAACAAATCCTTGCCACACATGACAAAAACATGTTATTTAATACATTTTGCATATCTAAGCAATGCTTCTACATTAACATCACCTGGGAATTAGTTTCTAAAATGATTGAGTACAAGTACATAAAAATCAACATGTGTTAACATAATCAATACTGCATGTTATGTTGAATCAAATGCACTAAAATCGCCAAACATCAAAATAGGATCTGACAATATTTTAAAATCCTCATGGAATTATTCACTAAGCTATGTTCAATTTTTACCCCCGCAATAAAATTTATCATACTTAGAAAATAACTTTTCCATTGAATAAATAAATGGTCCAAACATTGCTTTAAATATAGCACATGTTGCAGTAATATTACGCACTCTAGACCACTTATCTTTTGCATTGTACTACTTTTCATTAATTTTAACATGTGCTTTTGACCACTCTTTATATTTACCATTAAATTAATCATCTAACGTACTTTATATTTCTACTTATTATTTTGGCGTTAGATGATTAAACCATTCATCATAATCATACTTGAAATCATTATCTATCAAGATTTATAACCACATTGGATTGCAAACTTCAGTGACAAACTTCTTGAAAAACTTCAAAATTTTCTTAGCTGGTTTTGGCGTTACAATATTCTAACGACCAAATACAGCAGAAACAATAGTTCTTG